AGTGATACATGTCCATGTACTTACAGTAGACATATAATGCTGTTGAATCGATTACCGCGTATGAAGAAGAAGTTAGAGCATCTGCCCAAGTCTTGACATCAGCAGCAGCGGTAGCGTTATTAACCGTTACGGCAACAGCAGGGGAAACAAACGCAACGCAATCCTTACGCGCAGCGGCGATAGCTATCATCTTGTTTGCCATGGTTACATCATCTGCAGCAGCAGTTTCAGGACCAATTAGTAGGTTTACATCGATTGTTTCAGCATCTGCAAAGAAGTCGTATGCAGTTTCTAGTTCACCGACTGTTGCAGCATTATCGCTTGTACCGCCAGTAAGTGATACCGTGATTGAAGTAGAACCTGTAACAAAAGCAGCACCAGCTGCAGCATTAACAGCAGAACCAGCATCGGTTAATGTTGAAGTATGAGCACCCCAACGAACATATGCGGACTGAGTGTTAATTACGTTTTTGTAAAAGTTGTCTGTTCCGTCATCAGCTTTTGCATCAGATGCCTGAGAAACAAATGCGAATGTTTCCAAGATAGTACCAGCAGTACCAGTAAATACGCCGTCTTGGTCGATAACAGCAACGTGCATCTCGTCAGCAGTATCACCAGCATTAGCTGTTGAATATGACGAAGTACCAGGAACTGAATCAAAGCTTGATTTATACGCCCATGCGGCAAATGCTGTTGCATCTGCTGGACAAATCGAAACTTGTAATGAGTTACCCTGAACTCCTGGGAATCGACCGATCCATGTGTCTGTAGCACCAGGTGTTACAGTTGCATAGTGATCGTTGTTTTTAACCTGAATACCCGTACCAGAAGTAGTAGCATTGAGGTTAGTAGTGTTTGCACGGACAACGCGCAGCGAGTTACCATACTGCAAGAACTGCGCAGCTGGATAAAAATATTTTGCAGTGTCGCTATCGGGCTTACCGAAAATGTTGACTAGTTGTTGCTCAGAGCCTACCGTTGTAATCTCCCCAACCGGACCCCACTGGAATGCACCAGCGATAGCTCCAATTGATGTAGATACAGCAGGAACAACATTTGTCAAGTCAATTTCTTTAACCTGGACACCAGGTGAGACTTGGAATGCCATGTATTTTCCCCTTCATTGAGAATTAATAAGTTTTCATAATAAGATGGTTTCAATACTATTATTTATATATATACGATTTTAGAAGAATACATCCTTCTGAGTGAACCAAACATCTCCGCCTTCTCTGACTGGTACTTCTTCGTCTACTACGCCATCTTGTTGAAATCCAAATGGCACTACGTCGTCTTCAATCATTCTTTGTTGTTCTGCATACATCATTGTCTTCATATCAACATCAGTCATTTCACCGAAGAATGGAGTTACAGCAAACCAGCCGAATAGCACTAAATTCATCATGAGGTCATCATGATTTCCATCAGATGCTTCATAAGAGGATCCCTTTGATACAAACGTTGACATTTCTATTATAGTATCTTGGTCATGAATAGTGATTTGACTCTGTTCTACAAGATCTTTAATATTAGAACAACCAATGCGCTTGACCTTTCTAGTCATAGTCACACCAACTGAGTTAGCTTTAATCATAGACTCAACGAATACATGCTCATATTCTAAGTCATAGTATAATCCATTACACACCACTGCGCCTTGATCATTAGATTCAATAACTACATAAGCCTCGTTATATGTCTTAGCATACTTATATATGATGTCCGGTAAAAGCAGGGGTGAGATCATATTATCTCGATATACCGCCACTTGTTGAAATGGCTTACTTGAGACGTCAATGATATTAAATGTAGAGTAGTCCATACCTCTACCCTTTGCTACATCGACAAAGACCATATAATCATGGCTATCTTCAGGCTTAACGTATACCTTTACGTTGTTTTGTGTAAATATAGGATTCTGAGCTTGTAAACTCAATAAACAATCGCCTGATATCAGTGTGTTACCAGTGCCGTGGAAGGTATTACCAAATTCTTGGTTAAACTGTAGCTCTGACGTATTAGCAATTGTTTGTTTTTTCCATACGTCGTCACGGCCGGGAACGTCCCACCAGTCTACACGGAATGGTTTAAATTCATTTGTCTTCTGTACCGCGCCTTCCCAAAGCTTATGGTAGATGTTACCTAATCCATTTGCTGTAGAAGTGATGATTACTTTAGTAGATTTACCACTAGATACAACCGGATACGTTGATGTATAAAACTGGGTTGCGTTTTCAACAAAAGCAAACTCATCTAAGAATAGAAGATTGACAGACATACCTCGAATAGCTGTTCCTGAAGTAGCAGCAGCAATTATTCGACTGTTATTAGAGAACTCAAGAGATCCTTTGTTTAATGCTTTACATCCTGGCTGTAAGAAGAACGGTAGATTCTCAAGCATCAATGTAACACGAGCTAGCATCTCACGTGCAATTGCACCTTTATTCGCTAGTATCGCAATAGTTTGTTCTGGATGAAATAGTGCATACCACAATAAATATCCTACAGATGATATAGATTTACCAGACTGCCGACAAGCAAGTATGATAGAAAATCTATTATCATTAAAATGATTAAACATTTTTTCTTGATATGGATACAGTTCGAATGGAACAAGACCAAGATCTAAGTGTATAACCTTAAGATATGCTTTTGCAAAGTACACAGGATCTCTAAGGCATCTTGTATATTCTACAACCTGCTCTTGTGTCCAAGCCTCTTGTACACCATCTCTTTTAACGTTAGGGTTACCTAGGTAACCTAATTCGTTATTCTTTAGAATCGCCATCAATAACTTTCATCTTATCCAATAGTTTGCGTTGAAGGTCTGAAGTAGATCCAACAAAGACGTTATTTTGAGTCATACCGCCAGGCAAAGCCGGCGTATCCCTGTCTACTTTATCTACTTCTTTTCTCTTCTTTTGCAATTCCATTAGGCGATCTGCGACTTCTGCGTTTTGCTTCATCATATTTGAAAGAACTTCAAACGCTCTTGGGTGTTCTGAATCTCGTGCCAACTCTAACATCAATTCAATTGCTTCATCACCTTTTTCAGCTAGACTGTAATATTTAGCTCTTGCAAAGTCATAATCATCTTTTACATCATTATTATTCATTAGTCATCCCATAGTTCTTCAATCTTTGTAACTGTAGAAGTTGTGTTTGACGTTCCACCGCTTAGAGTATCAGTAGTATTAAATATACCATTAACAGTTTTACATGTTACCAAAGTCCCAGTTTGTGAAACTACTACAGCAGTTGCTCCTGAGTTATTAGCAGATATAGTTTCACCTGCTGTAAATACGCCAGTTCCAGTTGCACCTGCAATAGTAAAGATTACTCTGTCTGGATCATTAGGTTGGAATATTGTTTCGACGATAGTATGTGCATCGGATTCTTTTGCTGTTAGCGGATTAACGCTAAGACTTTGACGCTCAATTGGCTTATCACTAACAGATATAACATTATTATAATCTATATTAACCGATTTAATCAATCCTTTCGATCCTATACCGCCATAGAAATTTACTTTTGTTTCAAAATCTAATGTATATATTATAACTCTTCGAGTTGTAAAATCGCCTTCATAGTCGTCAGCTATTCCAACAGATTGTAAAACAAATGGCTGATCAGATCTAAATGTGTTTTCTACTTCTTTAATAGTAACTGTATAATCAGGCTGAAAGTTTGGAAGAATCTGTTCTAATATCTGTAGTGCATCATCTTGATTTTTTGCCATAATATTTAATTGAACGCCAAGATTATATCCAACAGGTCCAAGTACAGTCTTCTTTTTATTGCCGTCTAAGGGATCAACATATACCTGCTTAATGCCCTTTTGTAGTTTAGTATTAGGATTATAAGCAAGCGATGTCAATTCAAAGGACATTCGTGGTAACTTAAGGGCAATCTTTGGATCATCAAAATCTTTTTGTTGATCTAGTCTTGCAAGAAACTTCTGTTTAGGTCCATATGCTAATGGAACCTTTACTATACTTTTTGCTGTACCATCTGAGCCTTTACGCAAAACATTAATGTCATTAAATAGCGTTCCGAATACAGCAACCGTTCTACGTATTGCGGCATGATAAAAATGATTACCAAACATTATGTTGCATCTCCGAATGGATTTGACTCAGAGAAATCGATAATACCATCCCCTTCAGTCTCAAAGTTAAAGTTACGAGCAGCAAGATCAGTTGCAAATGTATTATCTACAGATGAGGTGGCCACATCGAATACCGCAGTTATAGGAGCAGTAGCTCCAGAAGTAATACCGACTAAGGTGTTACCTACCGCAAACTGGTGGTATTTGCCATCGCTTGTTTCTATTTGGTTTACTATTATAAAGTTGCCATCTTTGCTTAATAACTGAGCGGAGATATTAACCTCTACTACACTTCCAGCTGCTGCAACAGAAATATGCTTAATACGCTCACCGAATTGGAATGGACCAGAAGCAACAGTTCCAATTTGTATTCTCTCTTGATAGCCGAAGTTTTTTTCTATTCCATCAAGTTCCGCAATCTGAGTGTTAAACTCTTCATCGTTAAACTCAAACAATCGTGCTTGCAGTTTATATACTGGAAGATTGCTTAACTGATAAAATGGTTGCTCATGCTCTACAAAACTAATTTCAAAAAATGATTTAGACAATGGAAGATATATTAAATCTCCTTCAGCCGGCCTTTCACCAGTAACATCAGAGTTATTCATTTTCACGGTTTTTGACCATGACCTACGTGCAACAATAAAGGTTACTTCGTCTCTAATCTCCATGCCAAACTTTTGGAATATATTACCTTCACCCTCAAAACCTTCGGTGTTCTCAATGAACATCTCAATCAGATTAGCAGAATTAAATTGTGACTCTGCGTCCTCGCCGAGGATAAAATCACGCTCTGTAATCTTGCGTGGAAGGTAGTATACATCCTGACCGAACATTTTGATGGACTCAATAATGATGTCCTCGAACATGTACTGTTCAGTAGCTACCTTTGGTGAAAAGAATACATTAGTTGGCATGATTTATCCCACATAAAACTCTGGAGGCATCTCGTATTTGAGCTGCATTTCTTCTTCGATAGCACCGATCTCTGTAACACCGTCGTCATATATTTGACGGCCATTAAGTGTAACACCACCTGGAAGCTGCATACCTTCAAACTTAATCAAGTTTGCACCCCATTGTTGTTTAAGTAATGCCGTCGAATATCTCTTCAACAACATATCATTATATATGTCACTAAATGATGCTGGATCTACGGTGCGATACGCGTCTACAACTATATAGTCGCCTACCTTTGTATCTACTCTCCAATCAATGTCTAGGTGTAAACGGTTCATGTGACGGCTAAACCGCACATTTTCAGGACCATTAAACATCATATTCATTGTTGAAAGATACGACTTTGTTTGTGCATAACCAGCAAGGTTACCACTAAAGCCTAATCCATACATGTCATTTAAATGCATTTGATAGTTTACATTAAACATACCGCCGCTCGAGCTATTATTAAACAACGGCAAAATCCGTTGTACTGATAAAACTGCGTCTGGTATGGGAATGTATTCGTTTGTAATATCAGCTTGTGTTATCTGATGCTTATGATATACTTTGTATATCGCATCAGAATGATATTCCTGATAAAATTGAAAAGCTTCATCGATGCGATCTGATATTTGATCTTCATCAATGTTGATCTCAAGGACTGGTGCTCCGAGTTTGCGGAGACAGTAGTCAACGAGAGTCTGTCTTGAGTTTGGAGCTGCCATAAAAAAATAGTCCTACAGATAATTGTGTTTCTATAAGACTATTTATATGTTTTAAAAATTTGGTTTTATTATATTCCTGCTGCAGTTAACCTTGCTTCTAATTCTTGAACAGTCTTTACTAGTAGTGGCACCAAATAACTATGGTCAATTCCTTGTCCGTCAATTACAGAGCGAGTTGCCATGACAGCAGGAGTTGTTTCTACCCCATCACTATTTCGTACTGCTGGAGTAACTTCATACTCCTCATCCTTCATGGCGTCTTTGGTTCCTTGAACTGCCAATGGTACAATGTCTGAAACCTCGTGTGCCATAAAGCCGTCTTGAGTCGTATCTGTTCCATCTAATATAAAGTTAAATCTAGCTGGTTTTAGTTGCTTCAGTCGTGTTGTAGCATCCCATTCGTAAACTACATTCTCTTTTAGTCTATAGTCTGAAGATGTACCGTAAGTCATACTACTCGCACTGGCTAGTTGAACATACCCGCAAGCACCTGATCCATTTACTACAAATTGCATAAAACGAGTGTCTTGACCACTAGTGTGTATTCTGTTGACATAGAAATTAGACCAACCTCGAGAGGCATTTACAACTGAGATAAGCGAACACCCTACTGATCCAGTATCGTTAACAATAGCAATACCGCCATTTCCGCTTGTTTGTGCATAGCCGCTAGTACTACCATATTGGGTTTTAATATGACCGTTTGAATCTATTTCAAACATCTGTGCAGATCCGTTATTAACTTTAAACTGGCTGGAATATGTGGTTAGAGGATGGTATGCACCAGAAGTTCTGTTATATGAAACAATGTCTGACCCACCGACCACCGAATTAAGGCTTAATTCACCGTTATTATCAGCACTACCAACCTTAAAGGCTGCACCTCCAGCGGTATTGCTTACTCCTCCAATCAGATGTTTGTAAGTCTTAGAA